AGTATAACATTGGTATAATATTTAGCTTAATCCTTAATTTGTCTTTATGTATAAATTCATTTATAAATAGTGATTATTCACAAATGATTGCCTGGCTGGTTGCTTCAATTTATAATTTTGCATATTTAATTAAATAAAATAAATATAAAACAATAAAACAAAAACCATGAAACAACTAACAACAAAACAAACAGAATTAATTAAAGGTGGTAACAACCAACAAAATCAAATTACAACAATTATTAACAAGACTTATGAAGGCGGTATATTAGATATTGTTTTACATGATGAAGATTAGCTTAAACTAATTAAAAATTGAGATGTGGCGGAATTGGTAGACGCAAGGGGAACGAATTAATTCGGAGGAAATGCCCTGACAAAAATCTTTACAGGTTCGAGTCCTGTCATCTCAACTAAAAATTAAACAACATGAAAGAATTTTTTAAAGCGTTTTATCATTTAATATTTTTTAAACCATACACTATTTATCCAAGGACTTTTGAAATAGGTCTTGGTATATTAACGTGGTTTAATATTGGAATAATTATATTAGGAATCAAAGGAATAATAGAAAAATTTTAAAACAATGGCAAAAGTAAATTTGTACCAAAGAAGAAAAGAAGATGATGGTTATGTTCGTGGAATGTATAAGCCTGATGAAGCTGGGTTTTACTTAATTAAACAAAATGTTGACGAGTATCTAGTAGCTTATTTTGATGGTGAATTTTGGGAAAGCAAAGTTGATAGACTGATTGGGTGGATGGAAATACCAAAATGTGAAATGATTGCTCCTTTTTAATTGGCTATAACGGCATCAAGCTAAAAGCTGACCGCCTTTATAATCGGTTTGGTAATGGCGGTTTGATTTTAGGTTGTGTTAGTGGACGAAGTGAACAGTTAAATATTTTAAATTAATTATTAGCGATGGCAAAAGAAATAGCTTTAACGCAAAAACAAAAAGCAATAGTAGATGACGATATCTATGATAAATATTTTGGAGTTAAATTTTATGCCTGTTTGAGTAAAGGGAAATTTTATGCAAGAAATAGTACGTTTGTTTTTGATGGAAAAAAAGGGGTAAACTTACACCAAATAGTTATTGGAAATGCACCATCAAAGCAGTGGCAAATAACTTTTAAAAACGGTAATAGCCTTGATTGTAGAAGGGAAAATTTAATTTATATTAGAAAATCTGACAACACACAAAAGAACTCTAAAACGCAAAAAGAAAGAGTAAAAAGCTCAAAATATTTAGGAGTTTCTTTTGTGCCAGCGAGGTATAATGTAAGAATTAAATTTGATGGCAAAACGATACACGTTGGAAGTTTTAAAACTGAATTAGAAGCTGCTATTGCTTATGATAATTATGCTAAAAAACTATGGGGTGATAAAGCTAAAATTAACGGGGTGGGTGGAAATAATTAATTTAAAATATTTAATTTCCACTAACGTTTTGCGGCCTTGCGCTCGTTTTAATGGCGCAAGGGTGCTGTTAGGCGTATGTGCCACAGAGGGGAAGTATAACAATTTAAAAACGAAAATATGAATGCAGATTTAGCAGGAGCTTTAGAACAACTTGAAATGAGTTGGAAAGCATTTGAACACAAAGGAAAGCCAATGACAAAGGAGCAAGTTAGGAAGGCTCTTGTTTACGGATTACAAAAAGGCTACAAACATACAGGCGAATTAACCGACGATGATGTAGATACAGCTATTGGCTTAAAATGTGAACATGATTTTACATACTTTAAACATAAACCAGGAGTGTGTTCAAAATGTGGAGAAACGACTGAGCCAATAGAAGAATTTGAAGCCGATGAGAATAGAGAAGAAATCGAATGTGAATTATGTGGATATATTGGTGACCACAATATTCATTGCCCACACAATCATTCTCCATTCGCAAACTTAATACGGGATGGTTACGACTAAGTGCGTTGGCGTGGCATTACGCCTAACGGCATCAAGCTAAAAGCTGACCGCCTTTATAAGCGGTTAGTAGATGGCGGTTTGATTTTAGGTTGTGTTATAGGTATGTATTTTAAAAATAAAAAGCGATGAAAAAAGAATTTATATTATGTGCAGCAAATTACTACGATGATGGAGTTGAAAACACTCACTCGTGTAAAAATATTAAAACAGGATTTGTGATTTGCGGAAGGCGACACCATAACTGCATAGCTACTTTTGCTAAAATGGTAGGATTCCCTTATGATGAAAAAGGACTTGAATTAATGAGAACAGAACAACAAGGCTTTATTACCAATACCGATAGATGGGTTGATAGATTAGAAGCCTTGAAAATAGCAAAAGAAGCTAACCAATTAATTACAGGAGATGGAAACGAAAGACTTGGATTGTTTAGTGAGGATTTATATTAGTACAGGTGCGGTGGGTTTTATTTTTAAAATATTACCTATAACGGCAAAATATTGGCGAAGGGCGGGATTTGTAGCACTACTGTTGATAGTAGTACAAATGATGGATGAGCCACTGATGTTGATAGTATCACGTCTGCCCGCCTTTTGCCAATATATTGTTATCGGTTCGTGCCGGATTATTAAAACGAAATTTTAAATATGAAACTAAAAGCAAAATACAAATGGAATGGTGAGGAAGTAAAGGTTAAGCCTGTTTACTTCTCATGGCACGTTGGTTTGCAATACAAAACACTAACTGGATATAGTGCAGCTTCAATATTCTGCAATAAGGAAAGTGAGTATGTATTTCCATTGCAAACCAAAATAGTTTTATTCTTTGTAAAAATTTGGTATTGGATGCGTTACTGGTTATGGATGCAGATAAGATACTGGCAGCCCAATAGGATAAAACGAGTTCTTTCCAAAAAGGAAACTGGTGACGACCTTCCATTTTAGAATGATGGTAGGCATGACCGATAACGGTCGAGTATTGGCGAAGAAGCGGACTTTTACCACCGAACTTGATACGAAGTACAACTGCTGAACCTACTACAAATTTTCATACGAAGCACTAAACCCGCTTTTTTGCCAATACTTTGTTATGCGTTCGCCTTATTTATTCGTATTGATTTTCAGATAGTTAGAAAATATTTGAAAAATAAATGAAAAATACTTTGAAAAAAGTTTGCAGTTATCAAAATAGGTTGTATATTTGTATCAGCAATAAAGCAAAAAACAATTTAAAATAAAACAAAATGACAACTTCTATCAAACTTCAAATTAAATCAGTTTACGGAAATGAAATGATTTATCCAGCCTGTGAAACTTCTAAAACACTTGCTAATTTAACAAGAAAGAAAACATTAGATAATAGAGATTTAGAAATGATCAAATCTCTTGGATATGTAATTGAGTGGGTAAACGCTTATCAAATGGCGTAATTATGAAAGAAAGAAAACAAGGCGGTAAGCGTGTCGGGTCTGGTCGCAAAAAAGCAAACTATGAAACTAAAACAATTGCTTTTCGTGTTCGTGTCGAATTTGTCGAACCGATTAAAAAAATGGTAAAGGATTATGTTTCGGAGCGTCTTAAAGGTGACGCATAACGCCTACGGCTTGGCGAAGTGGGGGAATTTAACCCACAAAAGCCGATTAGAATTACTAATGTTTAATAAAAAATAAAATGATGATAGAAGAACAAAATCCCCCATTTTGCCAAACCGATGTTGTAGGCAGTACGGGTAATCAAGATTGGACTGGCAATAAAAACAGTATTTATAAAACTTTGGGTGCATCAAATCACACCGAAAAGGAACGTGAAGAAAATGACTATTATGCAACTGAACCAAAGGCTGTTGAATTACTTTGTCAATTAGAAACATTTAATGAGTGGATTTGGGAAAATGCTTGTGGTGAAGGTCATTTATCAAAGGAACTAATTAAACAAGGCTATCAAGTTTATAGTAGTGATTTAATTGATAGAGGATATGGAATGAACCCTATTGATTTTTTGCAATACGATAAGACTTGGCACGGTGATATAATCACGAACCCACCATACAAATTTGCAAAGGAATTTATTGAAAAGAGTATGGAAGTAATTAACGAAGGAAACAAAGTAGCAATGTTTTTGAAAATACAATTTTTAGAAGGCAAAGCAAGAAAACAATTATTTGCAAAGTACCCACCTAAAACCGTTTATGTTTCAAGTAGTCGTTTGTTATGTGCTAAAAATGCAGATTTTAAAGGGATGAAAGAGGGCGGTGGTTCGGCTGTTGCTTATGCTTGGTTTGTCTGGCAAAAAGGATTTAATGGTAAAACTACAATAGAATGGTTCAATTAGGAACGTCTGGTAGTATTGCCTACAACTCTCCGCTATACGCACAACATTGCGTCTATTCAAACCATCTTCCCGAATTCAGGAAAATGGTCACACAAATAAACACCCAAAACTAAAACAAACACAATGCAACTAAACAAACAACGATTACAACTATGGCTTGATGAAAAAGTGGCCGCGTATAACAACGGCTCAAGTCAGGATATTGAGATGATAAAGGACTTGTGCGAGCAGACGAATGAAGGATTGTTCCCAATCGGGGGCGGGCAATATTATACCTGCATTGGTGGTAGCTGGGTAGGAAGTTATGTCTGTGAAAAAATCCCACATCACCCCGTTTCATGGTTCTTTGAAGCGGAGGAATCAGACCCAATCGAGCAGCGACTTGAAGCACTTGAAAAGGCGGTGGAGGAAATTAGGATATTGATTAACAATAAAAAGTAAACCAATGAAGAAAAGAAAACTTGATTTGGTTAAATAAAAATAGCCCCAAATATGGAGCTATCTCTATTTTTTAAAACAAAAGGGGTTATGAGGAAAAGAACTGAGCAAATATAACCATATTCTAATTAATTCCCCCAAAAACCATATCTTTGAACTAAATTTTTAGTTATGGCAATAAAGATTAAGCCATCAGGCCGGAATACAAACAGACATACTGATGCGGGCATGGAGCTGTTATCAAAGTCAGTTGAAAAGGTTGGTGCAATTGAATTTGATAATATATAATTTATGAAGCAAAATAAGCAAATTCACATCGACTTCATCATATCTGAACTTGAAAAAGGTAATGTTAACCATAAAGACGTTCTAAGCGTATTTTTGCCTAAATTTGCGTCTACACGCCAAACGTTCGACAAGTATTGGAAAACGGCCAATGAGCGCCACAGGGAAGCCCAACAAGCCATCAAAGAAGCCAAAGAGGTACAAACCATTGCAAACGAGTTGGATAAGCTAAAAACGCTTCAATTGACAAAATTGGACCGCATGAAAATAGCAGAAGGTATTGCAATGGGTAAGGCAAAACGTATCGAAGGCCAGATATTAGTTCCGAGTCCATCAGACCAATTGAAGGCATTGGATTATCTTGCTAAGATTGACGGAGATTACGCACCAGCTAAAGTAGCGCAAACGGACCCGGATGGTAATGCAATGGCACATTTGAGTATCATTGCACCTGTGGGTGTCAAATTAGAGTTCCCAAGTAATACGGATGGTTCAGATACATAGCCCATTTGTTAAGGAGCCGGACCCGCTGTACTATGCGAATCTGTTTGCAACGGAGCGGATAGTAGTCAATCAGGGCGGTACATCGTCAGGAAAATCATATTGCATTATGCAAGTTCTGGTCACAATTGCAATGGCAGCGCCTAACTATGTTATAACGGTTGTTAGTAATACGGTTCCGAAATTAAAGGAGGATACGATGCGTATTATGGCTGAATTAGTCAGCAATAACCCATTAGTGAAGCGATCGGTTAAGGACTTCAATAAATCAGACAGGGTTTATACATTCAAAAACGGCTCAATCATTGAATTCAAATCATTTGAGAGTTCAGAGCAGGCCAAAGGGGGTAAGCGCCATATCCTGTACTTAAACGAAGCTACAAGGGTGGACTATATGCTATTCTTTGAGGCCAACATGAGGACCTATGTAAGGACCTATTTAGACTATAACCCTTCATTTCGTTTTTGGGTTCATGAGCGGATAATCGAAAACAAAACCGAATACCCATCGGTTAAGGTAATGCGTTCATGGCATGTTCATAACTCATATCTTCCACAGGATATTAGGGAGTCAATCGAGCGGATACAGGACCCGGAATTATGGAAGGTTTATGCAAGGGGATTAACCGGTCGTTTGTCAGGCGCAGTATATCATTTCGGGGTTGTGGATTCAGTCCGCATGGAGGACGTATCCAATGTGATTTGGGGTTGTGATTTCGGTTATACCAATGACCCGACGGCACTTGTGAAGGTTTATGTAATGAGGCCGGGAAATGAGTATGATTATATCATACATGAGTGCGCATACATTACCGGATTAAGCCCGGCAGCTATACATGAGCATGCATTGGAGAACGGCTATAAATCAGGGCAATCAATGTATTGTGACCATGATAAAGAGTATGTGTTACAACTTAGGCGGCTAAAGGTATCCGCTGTCATGGCCGAAAAAAAGGAAATAATGCCAGGAATATTGCATGTTAAACAAAAGCGGGTGGCATACACAAGAACATCGAAGAACATAGCTGAGGAGGAAAAGAAGTATAGGTTTATCGAAGTTGACGGCCAACCAACAAACAAACCGATAGATGCATTTAATCATGCTATGGATGCTATAAGGTATGCAATATTTTCTTATAGAAATAGAAAATAGTGTATATTTACAGCATGAAATACCTTCTATATATAGGGGCTATCACTCTATTTGCCTGCAACAAAGGCTCTAAATACACATGCAAAGCCGTTAAGGATGGGAATATCATCACTGAACAGAAACGGCTTACACCTGCTGAATTGGTAACATACAATCAAACCTTGATTTTTTGGCGAATGGATACAACCGGTAACGCATTGTATATTTATCCCGAATGCAAATAGAGCAAGCAAGGACGTTATTTTACGAACAATACGCCCGCGATAAGGTATGGGCGAAGTTGCATGAATTCGAGCAGTCGGGATTTGGCAATGAGTGTGAGGTATTGTTGGTGTGCAATGAGAAGGTGAAGCATTGGATACTAACGACGTACTCGGATGTTTACCGGATCAAATATGCAGATAATGGGCATTATATGAAGATTACGTTTATAAAAAAATAAATTTCTTGCATAATTCAAAACAAATTGTTTAATTTTACATCGTGACTAATAGCGATAATGCTGTATTGGATGAAATCCGTTGTAAGCACACGATCACAGAAGGTAAGCTAAAAGGCAAGGTCTGTGATAAATTGCTAATGAAGGGCAAATTCGCTAAAGGCTCAAAAATCAGTATCAGGTGTAAGTCCTGCAAGGGTTACACAAACAAAACATACTGATAAAAAAAAAGGCTCAGTAATTAGAAGCCAATAACCATTTAAACAAGTGGATATTGGCTAATTTTTTTTTAAATCTGTTCAAAAAGAAAGAAGCTGTAAAGCAGCAAAACAGGGTAATTGACATATCGAAGCCCTATGAATTCTTTTGGCTAAACGGATCCATTAAATGGGAAAAGACAGGAACGCCCGACGGGGTACTCAAGGCATTGAAAGAATGCCCTGTTGTATCCACAATCATCAATAAAGAAGTTGAAGCGTTTGGCAATGGTATTACCGAAGTGGTTAATCCGCAATCGGGTAAGGCTGTGCGTGGTGCCTATACCGACATCGAAGGCATCATCAAGAAACCAAACACGCTACAAACACAGGCGCAATTTGAGGCCCAAGTCGTAGGTTATACCCGTGCTTATGGGTATTGCCCTGTTATCTTCAAGGGGCCGATTGGGTTTCCACCGACTGAGATGTGGGTATTGCCTCCTCAGTTCTGTGATATAGTCATTGATGACCGACAGAATCCGTATGACGTAAGGAAGAACAGCGATTGGATAGACCGATTTACGTTTAAATACGGGCAATATGAAACCGTTATAAACCCTGATAAAGTCTATTTCTTTACCGCAAATACATTACCGACTGATAACTTTTATTTACCTGAATCACCTTTAGGCCCACTAAGCAAACCAATATCAATTCTTATTTCGTACTACAATGCGGAAAACGAAATGATGACCCATAGAGGTCCGCGTGGGATACTTGCCAACACAGCAGCAGGTGAACTTGACCGCGAGCCGATGTCACCTGAGTCAAGAGATGAAATCCAACGCGACTTCAAAAACGCATACGGTTTCCAGCCAGACCAAAGCCAAATCATCATTACCGATGCAGCGCTCCAATGGCAGTCAATGTCATTCAATGCGACTGAGTTAGGGCTTAATGAAACCTACAAGCGCGCTGTGTTTGACATTGCAACCGGGTTGGGCTACCCGAAAGACTTGTTGCAACTGGAAGGAAGCACGTTTAATAATCAGAATACAGCATGGAAGTCATTGTATCAGGATACGGTCATACCTATGGCTGAATCATATTGCATGCAATTAATGGAGTTGCTGGCAGTGGATACGTCAAAAGTATTGATTCAAAAGAATTACGACCACTTAGAAGTCATGCAAGAAAGCAATGAAGAGAAAGGAAGAGGCATGAAGGCAATCACTGAGGCCGCTGAAATGCAGTTCAACCTGAATGCAATAACATTTAATCAGTTGCTTGAAATGATTGGTCAAAAGCCAATCGCAGACGGTAACAGATACAAATACCAAATGAGCGAAGTTTATGAAAATACTAACCAAACAGGAAGCGGAGCGGGTGATACGCCTTAAACGTGCCAAAATTGACAAAGAAATACTCAAGGAAAATGAAAATATTTATCCCGGAACTGAACAAAACATTCACAGACAAGGCGCAACTATTCAAGGAGTTGAAGGCCAACGAGTCGAAATTGATAGCGATAAAGAAAGCCGCGATTTACGAATCGAAGAGTAAGGGTCAATTTGCACCATTTGAACTCACAAAAGATACGGTAAGCCAAAAAGGGCAACCGTTCCCGATGAAGTCCGGCTCGGTTTATCCTGTTATCAATACAATCAATTACTATGACTCCCATGGTGACGTTCACCGTCCGGGTATTTGGGCGAAGTCGGTAAGTGAGCAGGATGGTAAGTTGTTCTACGTTATGGACCATGAACTAAAGACTACAAGTATAATTGCATGGCCTAATGATGTGAAGCCAATGGTGAGGGTTGTATCATGGGCATTCTTAGGCAAAAACTACGATGGTTCAACTGAGGCATTGGTTTATGAGATTGAGTTGGATAAGATAGTAAATGAAACTGCAAAGAGAATCATTGAGGAAAAACGTCCGATACAGAACAGCGTTCGTATGCAGTACGTTAAACTTCGATTAGGCATTAACTCAAATGAGAAAGAATATGCCGAGAATAAGATATACTTCGATTCTGTTTACCCCGATATTGTAAACAAGGAAGCCGTTGATGAAGCAGGTTACTTGTGGGGTATCGAAGAGGCTAAAATAATTAAAGAGGGTAGCATGGTTCCATTTGGAAGTAATGATGCAACCCCGATAACATATCCTGAATCCGTAGATGACAATTCAGAAAAAACCGATCCGGTAAATACCAATCGGGTTGACTACTCAAGGCTCCTGAAGCACAATTTTTTTAACTAACACAAACAAAAAATCCAAAGTCATGGAATTTAACGAACAAGAAAAAGCCCTGATTTCTGAAATCACAGGACAGGCGCAAAAATTCATCACCGACAAATTAAACGGGATGATTAATAATCAGGAATTCGCCCAAAAGATGGAAGCCCTGAATGAATCAATAAAAACTGAAACTAAAGCAGTTCAGGAATCTTTAACCGCTACATTGAAAGAGCAAGGCATCGCCATTGAAGAGTTGCAAGCTATGAAGCAGCGCGACTACAAGGAGCCGACATTTGCCGACCAAGTGAGCAAACAATTAAATCAACACATTGAGTTGTTGAAGAATTGGAAGCCCGGTCAATCAATCGAAATGGCCATTACCAACAAAGCAGTTGCTAACATGAGTTCAGCTAACTACTCAGGTGGTTATGTTGGAATTTCTGCATGGGATCCTGCAGTTGGTCAATTCGCACGACGTTCCCCGTTCTTGCGTGAGTTGATTCGTACGCGTCCAATCGCAGACCAATACATAAGTTGGTTTGATAAAGCGACTAATGAGGGTGGTGCTGGAATGCAAACAGAAGGAAGTGCTAAGTCACAGGCTGACTTCAATTTGGTAGAGCGCAAATTACCTGTTGAAACCGTTGCATCATTTGTGACCGTTACAAAGCAGGCATTAGCTGACTTGCCTTACTTGCAGTCAATCATCAATGATGAATTGCGTGAATTAGTTGAATTGGAATTGGATAGCCAAATTCTGACAGGTGACGGCACAAGCCCGAATTTAAAGGGAATTGAAACCTATGCAACTGCATATGCAACAACCGGCTTTACCGATTTGATTGAGAATGCAAATATCTTTGACTTCCTTGTGACTGCAAAAGCGCAAGTAGCAAAAGCGAACCACAATGCAACGGTTGCATTGATGAACCCAAATGATGTTGCGCTGCTCCGTATGGTGAAAGATAGTAATGGTCGTTATGCTACCGATATGCCTGGCGGTCTTATGACATCTGCCGGTGTATTGGTTGTTGAAAACAATGGCGTAACTGCTAATGAAGCCTACATCCTTGACCCATCGAAATGTACATTGGGTATCCGCGAAGAGTTCAACATCAGCGTTGGTCTGAACAGCGATAACTTCACGAAGAACCAAGTGACCATTTTGGGTGAAATGCGCGCGGTTCACTATGTGAAAGAAAACGACAAGACCGCTATTGTTTACTCTTCAAACATCACTAACGCTATTGCAGCCCTTGAAACTCCTTAATCTTAAATAGTATGGCGAAAGCAACACACACACAAGAGCCTGTAAAACAGGAAGCAGCAACACCGCAACCGGGATTCGTTACCGTCACAGGTACAGGCCGAAAGGCAAAGTACAAAGAGGGTAAGACCTATACTCTTGAGGCTGAAACTGCTGCTACACTGATTGCAAAAGGGCATGTAAAAAAGTAAAACCGAATGGCTACGATAATTAACAACTCATATTTTGTCGGAGATAATGCACTACCGAACACAGATGATTCAAAGTCTGAGGGTCAGTACTATATCGAGATGACAGCGATTCATGAAGATAACTACCTTGTGGACTTCTTAGGTTATAAAATGGCAAAGGATTTAACTGCTGCCATTGCATCAAACCCAACGTCCGGCATTTGGTATGACATCTGGAAGGGCGCTGAATTCACCGATTCAAATGGGTTGTTAAACAAGTGGCGCGGTTTAGCTAATTCGGAGAAAGAAAGCCCGATTGCTAACTATGTATTTACGAAAATCCTAACCGGCTTAAAGTCGCATAATTCAGGGGTGGGCGTTATTCGCCTACTTCCTGAGAATGCGACACCTGTTAGTATCGTAAAGACATCGGTAAGGGCATGGAATCGCATGGTAGAGTTAAATAGAATCCTTGATGATTTTATTTACCAAAACAAAGCGGACTATCCTGATTATGCAGGCTTTACAGGCAATCAACATGAAAGGTTCTTTACTAAACAAAACTACATCGGAGTATAATGGCTCACACTTACACACAATTACCCGTTTCAATCCCATCGCTATTTGACAAGATAGTAGATAAGGTTAGCGTGAACCTTCGCGCTGAATTGGGTCGTGATGTGCAGTTCTTGTATGGGTCATATAATCACATCCGTCAGCGTCTTGCATCAAAAGATAAATCAGAAGGTAATAAGGAGGTGAAATATCCACTTATTGCCCTGATTTATTCATTTGACGAAAGAAAGGTAAGCGGCAAGGATTCGTTTGATGTATCATTGACATTCCTGATTTGCACCGAAAGTGAACCATCGCTTTATAGTGAGGACCGTTACACGCAAAACTACTTGCCTATCCTTTACCCGATTTACGCGGAATTTATGGCCGTTGTTGAATCGAGCAATTACTTTAGGAAGTATCACCGTAGCGGTGCGCCACATGTAAAGGTAGATGATTTGCACATGGGCGAAGAATCAGGCAATTCAAAGATTGCATACACATTGCCCGATGTAGTGGATGGCATTTGGATTAAAGACCTTGAGTTATCAGTACTACCGAATATGTGCGAACTTCAATCATGGGTATTGCCATCAATCCCGCAGTTGTTGTTTTACTCGGCCGTTACTCACATTGATGTGACGTATTCGGGTGATGAGATAACACTTGAGTTTGACGGTGAAGTGGTTGATGTGGGCAATGTAGCAACGGACATATATTATCTGCTCGATAAGGGCAACGGTTCATTTGCAACCGACATAACAGCCTATGCAGGCGTTGAACCTTACACGTTTAGCGTTGCAGCTTATGCAGATGGTGAATACTCAGGGTACATCAAGATTCAGGACGGTGTAACAACTGATGCTCGCTTGGGTTTTTGGTTCAAGGTGCAATCTGGTAAGGTTGTAGCTGCGATGTCAAACGCCTATGAGTTAACACCAATTACGTTATCAGTGCCGAAGTTCACAGCCATAAGCAATGTCGAATCAAGTGAGTACAACTTAACCGGATTCGATTACTTAGCCAATGATGATGTGGACCCAGGATACTCGCATGACATCAATGGTTATGTCAAGTCGCTGGCGGATGTAGATAATGAATACATGGTAAGCCGTTCAGGTAGCTTTCAGTCATACAAACAAAAGATAAGGGTTTCAAACAAAACACTCAATTCAACAATCATTTACAAAATCAATTAAATAAATAATTATGCCAAATTCATTAAATGCGTTTAGCTGCATAGCAAGTGTATCAAACACAGGATTCACTTCATGCCACTATACGCCCGGACTCATTGAGGGCGCGTTACTTGTACCGAGAGGTTATGAGTTTTCGACCGCTCAAATATCCGACATGCTCACAACCGTTCAGGATGGGTTAGCAGAGGACGCACAAGCGGACCGCTTCCAACTCATCAAAACATTCGTAGGCATGGAAGATAAATCATCTGAAGGGGTTTACGAGGCCACTCCTTACGGTGGTAATCGTAAAATCCGAAATGGAAAATATGCCTATACCTTTGAGTACATCAAGGGCGGTGCATGTCTGCATCAAAAAATCAGTTCATTGGACAACAAACAGGACCTGTACGATGTTATCTATGTGGATACCCAAAACAAAGTATTGTTGGGCGTTAAAACCGCTGACAACAAGTTCAAGGGCTTCACGTTGGAAATGATTGACGTGCCGAATTTCAAACTCAATACCGGGGCTGCAGATTCTAAGTTCTATGTGACTTTTGCCATGCAGAATCCAGACGAGTTTAACACATCATGGGGTATCGTATCCTTTGATAAATCTGTTGACTTGCTCTATGAATTGAACTCACTGATTGATACGGAAATCGTTGTACATACTGCGATGACATCAGGCGGTTTGGTTAAATTGCAAATTAATGATGGATGCGGTGCGACCAATCTTGCAGATACTTATTCGACTGAACTTGCAACGGCATCATTGTACAGAGCTATAAACGTAGCAACAGGAGCAGCGATTACCGTAACATCTGTTACCTATGCCGGTGCAACTAAGACGTTTAATGTGCAATTGGATTCCGCTGATCCTGATTTCCCGGCCTCTGCTGGTGGTTTAATCAAAATCACAATTGGTGACGTATCGGATTTAGTAACAGCCGGTGTATTAGGGCATGCAGGCGCTTCTATCACAACTCCAAGATCATAATCATGGACACTATCAGAATTAACAAAGTTTCCTTTAACCTTGATTGGGTTGCTAAATTTCGCAGCAAAGAAAAGTTTATGAAGCACCCAGCAAATGAGGGCGTAGCTTCACAGACGTTGGAATTGTTGTGGGATAAAACCCATCCAAAAAAGGAAGATGAAAAAACAGAGGAGGGGGTTTAACCCCTTCCTTTTCTCATACAATGACTTTACATGAACTCAAACGGAGGTGGTCTAAATTAGATGTCAAACGTGCAGCGATTAGTATTGTAGCTGAACGCAAGGAGGATATTATAGACAAGAACCGCGAGCAGTTAATGGACGGCTTTAATAAAGAGAAAAAACGATTAAAGAAGTACGCTTCTCCTCAGTACGCAGCAAAGAAAAACAGGCGTAATCCTGTGCCTGGTTATGGAAATCCTGACCTTTATGATACAGGCAGTTTTCATCAGGCCATGAAGTTGAACATACAAAGCACGAACCTTTATGAAATCACCTCAACGGATAGCAAAACGCCTGATTTGAAAAAGAAATATGGTAATGAGATATTCGGATTAACGACAGATAGTAAGGATGACGTGAAGTATGAGATAATCAATCCCGGACTTGTGGACTACATCAAAAAAGAAACCGGATTATGACGCAGTTAATTGACCCCGGCTGCATACCATGTAGACTAAAAAAGCAGCTATTAAACCAACAATACGATGCAATTTATAACACAACCAAACAACGTGCGGTGGATTCAGGTCTTAACTATGCCATTCATTACGATGAGGAGGATGGTAAATTTCGGGCGGCTGAACTCCAAACAACCATTGAGCGAGGCATCGAGCGATACGAAATTATTACACCGCATTAGCGATGTGCCATTGTCAGTATTCATCGACTGCATTTGCGATAATAACTACACCGGATTAATCATATCAGGTAAGCCAACAAGCGATGAACTTGCAACGGCATTTGAATCCATTTACGAACAATACATTGAAGCGGTTGGCGGTAAGGATTTGTTGCGCCACATCAGGCAAATAAAGGAAATTGCAATAGCACAGAACAGGGTAGTGAGTGCCGAATGTATCATTGAAACATTCAAGCTATACCCAACCGAAGGACTTTACGAGCAGTTGTATAAGTTCGGATATAAGCTACCAAAAAAGCCATACAATTATGCAAATGTAAATGAGGTCTTGCGTATATTTGTAGCGAATTACAAGTACGATTTTAGGAAGTTAGAAAAACTGATTTTGGAATTTGAGTCAGTCAACAAATCGGACGGAGAAAAGAGTAGTGGATATACAAGGGAATATTTTATTGGCTCATTGGTAGATATGAGCGAAGCCTTCAAGTTCAACATTTCCGAAAAGGATTTATCGGTATTACAATACTGCATTTACATCAACAGGTATAAGTCGTATTGTGATGCACAACTCAAAAAATTACAGCATGGCTAATTTAATTGCATTTATCATAGGGGTTGCATCCGGTGTATTGTCAATGATGGCAATACGTCGCATTCTGCATAAGGCAAATCTTGA